CTCCATCAAATCCTTTACCATTGAATACAAAACCATTTAAATCATATATAAAATTACCTGGACCTTCGCCGACGTTTTCAAATGTCCAACCGATGCCCTCATGTATTTTTTCTTGTATCTCTCTTACATATGAGTTAGCCACAAATGATAATATCACTGCAACTGCAATTATCCCTGTCCACTTCAACGCCTTCTTAATCATACGAATCATTCAGATTCTCCTTTTATGATTGGAAATTGCCTCCGTCTAGTACCTGGTCCTTATCTTTGCCACTTTCTTTTAGTTCAAGTAGCAATGTTGCTAGTTCATTTTCAATGCCTTTTGCCTGTTCTATTGACAAACGGATACTTGTGTCGCCTCTTAAATTTGCTCGATTTATGATAGCGATTAAATCCTTTAAATTCTTATACATTAATCTTGTTTACTAGCTTTTAGTACCTCTGCTTCAAGTTCTGTCTTGGTCTTGAAAGGACCGACGAATTCATAATTATCCAATGTTTCTAATTTGACACAATACGTATTACGCCAAACGCCACTAAAATGTAAGCCATAATAGCCAGCGGCATAATATGTTTTGCTTGTATCACTTTTTGTATATACAGGTATTTGTTTTCCAGATTTCTCTTCCATACCTGAGTTACAAGCCTTGTGTTTGCACGGATAACCATTAACTTCGTCAAGTGCCTTTCCGTATTCTACACTGTCTATTTTATTGACAAGTTTTGGTGTTAAGATGGCCTTACCATACTTTGTCGTGAGAGCATCAAGGTCTAGGTAGTCAACACCTTTACTCCTCATGATTACTTCAAAGTTAGAAGTACTATCTTCTTTTCTGATAGTGCCGAGTTTAACTCCAGCATCTTCCAGTATCCAAAACTTGTCTTTTATAATTTCTGTTGTATACATTTAATACCCATTGAAACCATTTGCACGAATTAACTTCGTACAAATGTATTTATCCTTTCTTGTCAGCCTTTTTCCCGGTGTCAAAAAATTTACGTAATGTAAATTTGACACTAAGACTTTTCAATTATTTGACGTTCAAATTCACGCAAACGTTTAAACACACTCATTAACTCAATAAGAGTAGGCCATGCTTTAAATAGATATTGAAGTGAACCTTCTACTCTACCGAATGCACGAATAATCTGTTGCATGACACCTAATGTCACAACCCCTGCCACAATAGCAGGCGCTAAGAACACATAGGCACTTAATACGTTTGCTTGTAGATATGTAATACGACCTACATTAAAATACAAATAACGCAAATAAGATTTAAAATGAATTGCCCGAACGCCTTCAAACAGTTCATTAATTGTTTTTGGTCTAACATTGCCATCATCTTCTGCAATAACTAATATCTTTCGATATGCGGCTTCTTTCTTTTGTAAGTCATATTCAACTCCTACTAAACGTAGCAACCAACCTAACCCAATTAAGAATAAAGTACCACCTACTGACCAAACAATAGCACCTGTAATCAATCCGTATTGCCAATCCCCAAAGAAGAAGATAGGAATACCTACTGATAAACCAAATAGAATAGGAACAAACTGTACTAGAACCATAATTGATTCAATGAAACTTGTACCTAATCCTTCCATGATACGTGAAAATTTAATCGTATCTTCTTGCACCCTTTGTGCGGCACCTTCAATAGTTCTTGCTTTATCATATACACTATGATACCAATCTACCATTGCAGTACGCCATCTAAATAAAAAGTGTGCAGTAAAGAAACTTACTGCTACTGCAATAGCAACATATATCATTGCTAGATATATAAAAGTTCCTAAACTAGCCCAATACTCACCGATAGTGATAGCATTGGGTTCTGCTAGGGCTTTCTGAATCATATCATAAAACTGACCAAACCATTCGTTAATCTTAACATCAATCTCAACTTGTATCCAGAGTGATGATAGGATTAATGCTGACCCTAACCAAGACCATAAGGCCCATTCTTTCTGTGTAAAAAATCTAAACATATGTAACTCCTTATTCTACCTTTACCTTTATATTATTATTCTTATAATAATTTAAGATAAAGTCCTTACATTCTTCTTGGGTACTATCAAATTTCATTCCAGCATTTTGTACTACCCTTATATTATCTTGTTGCCAGTTATGTACTAAGTCTGACTTTATGTTAAACCCTGTCACTTTTTCAACAATATTAAAAGGGTCTTCGCTAAAACCAAATAACCATTCTGATGCGTTAATAAAGTTTTGTAGTCTATTTAGTTTCCATTCAAATACGTCACCCCACTCCTTATCAGTTCTTTTATGTAGTCTAAATTCTGATACTTTTGTATCTGAATGAGTTCCCATAAATGTATCAACTATATCTTCAAAAGAACCGTCAATGTCTTCGTTGTTATAAAATTTATTTTTATTTCTAAGTGCTTGTTCTAATTGCCAATTATAGTATATACCTGTTCCTGAGTCGTATCTCTTTTTAAACCATTCAAACATTTTATCACCTAATCTGTTTTTGACTCTATCTTGTTCAAAATTATCCATGGCTTTAAGATGTCTTCTCAAAAACATTCTAACTGAAACTATCCCACTTTGTGTAGCAGGATACATCCATAAACTTTTCATTCCTTCTAACTGTTCATAATCTCTTTTAGCATAATGTGTTCTTACAATTAATGGGGCTGTGCATCTATGGTCTCTAGCAATTTTAATCTTATCTACATGTTTAGGAAAACGTAAAACCTTTGTTTCATTACCATTAAGATGGTCTAAATGTCTTTTAATATCAAATCTAAAATAATCCCATAATTTAATATTCATTCCCCAAGTGCTTATGCTATGTAAATCTGTATCATAATGACCTTTTAAAAGAAAAGGTTCTGAATAGTCATAGATATGAGGTGTAGCATACTGACTTCCTATGCTATCTTTTATTTCGTAATTTGATAGTGTGGGTTTTTCAAATGGTGCACCAGCTTTATCGGCAATTAGTTCTGTAAGATATTCACCACCACAGCCACCAGAGTAATCTAAATGATATAGGTTACTCCAATCAGTCCCATTTAATGTTAGCCTATCCTGCACAATAAGTCCCATGTGTCTGCATAGTCTTCAACTTGATAACTCTGGCCATTTTTCAGTTTCTTTACTGCTTCTGAAATGTCATAATCATTTCCGCCTTCCATAGTCTTATCACCTACAAAGATGATATTATCTGACTCATCAAAGTCATTAATGATTTGTTGTTTTCCCTTACCTATAGGCATAATATCTAAACCAGTTTCACCAGCGACCTGGGCTACTACGTTTTCGTTTCTAAAATTTTCATTGAATTCTTTTGCTATAATCCATCGTTCTTTTGTTTCAGTATCATACTTAACATATTCTTCTCTTTGTTTAGTATCAGCACCTCTACCAATTATACTAAAGTTTAATAAGCCTGGTCTTGCATCAAAATGTGTACCAGTTCTTAATGGAAATTTACTTTCATCAAGTTGCCTTTGCAGAAATATCTTTGGAACAGGAGGTAAAACCCAATCATTATTATAGATGTTATTACCTTTTTCCCAAACTGAATTACCACTACAGTTATAAACTTTGATAACTGAGTTAAATAATGGTTGTCCGATTTGTTCAATAGTCTTAGGAGCATCACTACCCGTTGCAAGATAAACATTGTTTTCTTCTACAAACTCATTAAAGAAGTTTAAGAAGCCAGTGTCTATCTTACCTCTACTAGGTGTAAGTGTCCCGTCTACGTCAAATATGTAATGTTTCATTGATGTGGATATGCTTTGTTTAAGATGGCCGCCATTTCATCAGGAGCCTTTGATAAATTTTGTAAGTCCCATTCGCCACACCATTTTAGAAAGTTAATGCCAACACCAGGTACTGACTTGGGTTGACTTGCATCTGCAATAGTCTGAACGAAATCTACTTTTAATTCTGTTGGTTGTGCAGTTAGATTGATAAGTTTCTCGTTACGTTCATAATCTTCACGTACTGTGTGTTCAACACCGTTATGGTCTGTCCACTTCTGTAACATGAAGTTATTCCAATTGAATCCACCTGATGCTTTGTCTTCAAATGCTTCAATCATTCCTGTTTTGTTACGAGATCCTTTCTTACGCACACCTGGATATGCACTAAAGATATTATCACTTGTATCACCACGAATACATTTCTCAAACAGTAACCACTCAGGGTCTGGAGCAGGGAGAAGTTCTTTAGTCTTTTTGTCTTTCATTGGTGTCATGTTCTTATCATCTTTGAAGAAGCCTTCTTTAGTAATGATACGATTTTGTACACCATCATAAATCTTTACATTGTCTTGTATTAGTTGCATATAATCACTATCGCTTGATACAATAATGTGTTCATCATCTGGATGAGATTCAATAAACAAAGCAATCATATCGTCTGCTTCTGCTTGTTTATTGTGCAACATAGTTACATTAGTTTTATTATTTAAGAATTCAACCATGCTATCATATGCATCAAACATGATTTGATTTTCTTCTTGTTCACGTACTGACAAAGCCTCACGTGCAATCTTACGATTTGCTTTATAAGGTTCATAAAAGTCTTTACGCCAACTACGTCCTTCTAAACAAAATACTGCATGGTCGGCATTGAACTTGTTATAACACATTTTGACACTACTCATCATAATGTGAAAAGCCATACCGATTTTCATATCGACATTTGCACCACGCATTGCTACGTGTTTTGCTCTATGATACATGTTGAAACTATCAACAAGAATAAATGTAGCCATTAATTGATCCTCTTAGTTATATACAGTATTAGAATAGCACAGGTTACGCCCGTTGTCAAGAGTATTCGGCAGTATCATCACCGGTTTTTAGTCGTTGAATGATTACACCATCTTTGCTCTTAGTATCGGCAGTTTTAGTTGTACCTTCTTCGTCTTCTAGTCCTTCCATTACAATGTTCTTACATAAGTCATTAAACCAACCATCTACAATAGCATCGTTGTCTTTTCCTTCGTAACCATTGTCTGCAAGATACTCTACAAAGTCTTCGTTAAAGTCAATCTCAAAGAAACCTGAACCAGGTTTATTCTGTTCAAGTTCCATCTTTAGTACTTTAACCCAAGGTTCGCCTTTTAAAGTTGCGACTTTCTTATCATGGTCATTATTTGTAATATGACCGTATTTTAAATCGACTCCAGCTAACGCAATATCACGTTCTTTATCATCTTTTATCAATCTAGCTTGGTCTCTGGCAGTTTCTTCTTCTGACTTAAACCAAGTCTTTGGTTTCATTATATCCATGTTGTTATCCTTTCAATTCAGGCACAGCCTTTAATAATTCGTCAATACCTCCTTCGATATAAATCATATTATTATATCCATTATTTTTGAGATACTTCGTAACTTGTTCTGCTTTAGTGCTATCCTGACATAACATTAAACACACGATATGTGTTGGTGCCATTTCAATTTGGTCAGGTATTTCGTACATTGAAATGTTAAACGTTTGTTTAACTGTACCTTCACTTTTGCGTTCCTCTGTATCTCTGATATCTACAAGAATATAATCTTGTTTTTCATACCATTCATCAACGAATTCTTTAACTGTAATACCTAATGTATCATCATTTGTTTTATAAAACATCTGCTAACATCCTTCATTTATTTCAGCTTCCAGTGAATCAGCATCTTCGTACTGTACACCGTTCCACCCTATATGTTCCCATGGAACGTTCTTGTCACCAAAGTGACCATAAACACAATTTTCACTGTACTTATGAAAATTAAATAAATCAAATCTATCAATAATACCTTTAGGTGTCAAGTCGATATTATCTCTAATAAACTTTTGAATACTACGATTGTGACCATTACTATCTACATAAATGCTAGTAGGTTCTTTTACACCAATAGCATATGATAATTGTATCTGACACCAATCTGCCATGTTGTCTGCTACTACGTTCTTAGCTAACCAACGTGCCATGTAGGCCGCTGACCTATCTACTTTCGTAGGATCTTTTCCACTAAAAGCACCCCCACCGTGAGGAGCAAAACCACCATAGGTATCCACAATAATTTTTCTTCCTGTAAGTCCTGTATCACCGTCTGGCCCACCGATTTCAAATTTTCCTGTAGGGTTGTAATGTTTAATTGTGTCATTGTCTACTAAATCTCCTAGTACTTCTTCGACTACACTTACAATAGGCATTCTGATAGAATGTTCCATGTTAGGCTTATGTTGTGATGATACCACTACTTGGTCAACACGTTTTACTTTGCCACCTTCATATTGTAAACTTACCTGAGACTTTGAGTCAGGTTGTATGTACTCATATCCTTTGTCTACTCTTAAACGTTTCAATGCTTTAAGTATTTCATGTGAATAATGAATTGGTGCAGGCATCATGCTTGGTGTATCATTTGATGCATAACCAAACATAAGTCCTTGGTCACCAGCACCGAAATCATCAGTACCTAATCCAATGTCACCACTCTGTGCATGAATTTCATTATAGATATTTAAATTATCCCAATGAAATCCTGGTTGTTCATATCCAATTTCTTTAACTTTGTTACGAACAATCTCTTTTATTTCATCTTCGTTCACATTAAAGTTTTTTACTTCGCCCGCCAACGTAACATGGTTGGTAGTTACAAGTGTTTCAATAGCTACACGTGTTGTTTCATCACCTGCTTTAAGTCCAGCATCAACTAGTGCATCACTAATCTGGTCTGCTACTTTATCAGGGTGTCCACAACTGACACTTTCGCTTGTAAAAATATAGTTATTCATTTTAACTCCTTATCTCTAGTATCCTGCTTTACGGATACGTTGTTCAATTCCTTCTTTGACTTCATTCTCATAAGTCTTATCTTCATCATGCCTAGATGCGGTACCATCGTCATGTTGCATATCATACCTAGGTTCCCCAGGCATTCCCGAAAAGGCTGATGTGTAATCTTGGCGTGAACCGCCACCCTTTCTCCATGCAAAGTTCTGCCACATCTTTGATTGTAAGATTATATTCCTCACTGCGTCCACCCAAAGGCATAAGGTATACAGGGCATTCAATACCCACATCACGATACTCTTTGACGGCTCTATCAGCATCATCAACATCTGTACTATCAGAAACAACAAACTTAAAATACATACTAGACCCAGGAACGTTACTGTAATCACTAGCGACATCAGGTTTGATAGCAGTGTCCCAAGGTTCTCCCGAAACTGGGAGTTTTGGAGAGCAACTAAATGTTGTTTTAAATCTTGCCCTAGTTGAGAGATATTCTTTAAACTCTGGGTATAAACTTTGTGTAGTGTTTGTTTCAAATGTAACATTTTTTAAGTCTTGCATCCTTTCGTGTTCAAACAAGTCGATGTATAATCGTTGCCATGCTAACAATGGCTCACCGCCTGTCATAATTAAGTGAACGTCTTGTCCGTTATCTTGAACCCATTTACCATTAGGTGTTAAACTTAATAAATGTTCAACAACTTCATCCACAGTTTTTTGCATATTGAATTTCTTAAATTCAGGATATATACTTGCGTATGTATCACAGCCTGTGTGTATGATTGGTAAATCTTCAAATTCTTTTGTTGTTTCGTGTACTCCTTTATCAATTAATTCTTTTACTTCATCATTATAACGATTACCCATTTTGTGTTTTTCATCACGCATAGGCTCGCCTCTATCTAAACCAAAGTTCATGCAACGAAAGTTACAACCGAAGGTACGTAGAAATACACTTGGTACTCCTACATACTTTCCTTCACCTTGTACTGAATAGAATGCTTCTGAATATCTCAGTTTCATTCTATTTGTGCCCTTTCATACTAAGCATTAGATTATAAAACTCTTGCTTTAGATTTGCATCCTCTCTAAATTTGCCTAACATAACTGCCGTAGTCATATCGCTTTCATGTTCTTTGACACCTCTATGAGTCATACAATGATGTTCTGCTTTAACAACAACTGCAACATTCGGAGTCTTAGAATACTGTACAAGTTTCTCCGCAATTTGTGTTGTCATTTCTTCTTGAATTTGAGGTCTTTCTGCAATGTGATGAACAAGTCTATTAAACTTTGATAGTCCAATAACTTCTTCTTCTGGAAAGATACCTACCCAACATCTACCTACAATATTTTGAAAGTGATGGGCACAAGTACTACGAATAGTAATTGGACCTGTTGTATACAAGTTGTTATATCCCATATTAGGAAAACTTGTTACTCTTGGTTCTGGTACATAACGCCCACCAAATGTTTCATGTAAAAACATCTTAGCTACACGTTTTGCCGTCTCTTGTGTGTTGTGGTCATTCTCTGTATCGATAACTAAACTCTCCAATACCTGTTGCATTGAAGTTTGCACTTCGTTTTGAAGTGATTCCATTTCACCCGGATTGATGAAATCGGCTATATTATCGTTACTGTGAAATTTACCTTTAGCAGATTTTATCCGCTCTCTGATTATTTCGGAAGTCTTTTTCATTTATACTATGTTCCTTATATTTTAGTTGTATACTGTATGGTGGTAAACCCACCCATATACAGTTATTATTATACATGAGTGGGAGTTTAATGTCAATCATTAATTTCGTTATATTTATGTAATTCGGTAACTAAATCGTTTGCTGAATAAAAGTTACGTACATTCTCAATTTCCTTACTCATCGATTCGCTCATGTCTGAGTTCTTATTCATTAAAATACGAATATGTGTTTTAATCTGTTCTATATTTTCTTTTACTGCATCTAAACTAGTTGTCCATTCACTAGGATATTTAAACGTATCTGACCACATTTCTGTGTAAGATAATCTGTCTGGTACTAATGGGATAGCACCAACTACAAGTCCTTCAAATACAGATATACCTAAAGTCTCTTGTAAGTTAGCACTAAACACCATCTTTGCTTTACCAAGCATTGTGTGGTATTCTTCCTTAGATAGATTAAGTTCTTGACACTTTACCCAATTATACTCAGGCATTTGCTCTGCAAGATAGTCAAAAACTTCTGGTTGCTTTTCAGGCGCTAACCTGTGAGGAAATAATATCATGTCCTCTTTCGCCATACCTTTATAGTTTGCTAAGTCGCTTTCTATATATTCCATAGGCCAACCCACTTGTCGTATAGAGTGAAGGAGTTGCCGGTCGATATCCCTATCGTCTTCAAAAAATGTCTGGGTAAAAAGGTCAATATGAAATTTTGTTGCAAAGTAGTTATCATCGAAACATTCATACATTGACATTTCAGCATTTCGAACCCATGGTTGGTTCCCTATCAATCTTCCTAGAAAGTCTTGAGGGTCATACGAACCTGCATGCCACATACCCCCAATACGGATTTTCACCCCAAGTAATTCAGCCATATATTTTAACTGTATTACTGTAGGGTTCCAGGCATCAGCATACAAAAAGTAATCACCATCTTTAATTTTGCCTTCGCAAAACATTTGAGATATTTTTGTTATCTGTGCCGCCTTGTAGATGTTTGTACCACCAAAGTTCAGAAAAGCACCGGGTGTAGTGGCTTCGGGAATGCCTGCCCTAGGGCCGTCTATCACCGTCACATTCAAACCGTTGCTTCCAAGAACTTTTGGGAAATGTGTCTTCCATTGCTTAGTGTAGCGGGATTCAACACTTTCCAAATCTACAAGATATATCATTCTTTACTCCTTAAGGATACTATAAACATTGTATCCCTTAGATTTTAGTTTAGCAGAACCACCTAAGAAAGTCAAGTCCATAATACTTCCTATTCCTATTGTTTCTGCACCCATACGTGTAATCAATGACGTTACTGCTTCCAGTGTTCCACCGGTTGCAATAACATCATCAAGTACTAGAACACGGTCGCCTTCTAACACTGAATCAGTTTGTAGGTGTAGTTCGTCCGTACCGTATTCAAGTTCGTATTCTGTAAAAATCGTTTCACCTGGTAACTTACCTTTCTTTCTAGCCATCGCAAAAGGTCTATTCATGTCTGCACTTAAATATCCTGCAAGAGGAAATCCACGTGCATCTAATCCTACAATTCGATTGAATTGATATGCTACCTCAGTTGTATACATCCACTCTTTTATAAGTGTCATGCATTTAGATAAACCATCTTGGTGATTAAAAATACTTGCCATGTCTTGATACATGATGCCAGGTTTAGGATGGTCCGGAACTACCCGAACCATTGCTTGTATATCTTCTGCTAGAGAATTTTTATAATCAAGTTCCATATTCAATCAAAGCCCCATTTTCTCCATCTTCGGATACTTCAATTTTAACACTACGACCGGGATACTTATCTGCAATCTTATCAAACAAATCATCACTCATCATTTCACATGACTTGTAATCTAGTTCTAAAGTTTTCTCTGCATATAGTTTCTCTAGCCAACGTTTGAATTGAATAAATTCAATATCCCTGTCGTTGTGTGTAACTGTAATTGCTACACGAAAATGAAAGATATGTCTATGAGGATATCCTAGAAAACTAACATCATACTCATCGCCAGTTGCTAACGCAGGGTCATCAAGTGCCGCTGGATACTTGTGTATACCTTCTTTCTGAAACGTAACCCAAATCCATCTTGTTGCATTTTGTTTTTGTTTTTTAATATCATCTTCCATATTAGCCTTTCTACTTTCGTTTAGCATATAGTTATAGTAACTACCCATTTAATTGTGACCCTAATTCGTTTTCTAGGGATACAATTTCTTCTTTTAATTTTAATTTTTCAACCTTTTTGCCTTGAACGTCTTGATACTTATTATAATCTTTTTTAATCTGATTGTCAAGTGCCCTGTGTACCGCTCTGAGTTTTTCAAGTCTGTGTGCTTTCTTCTTAGCGAATGCTCTTTGTCCTGATGCCATTTTGCTACTCCTTAGTTAAAAATGTTGGTTTATAGGGGAACAATGCTCCCCTATAAATACTTATCTTATTGTACTACAAAATAGAGTACTGATACTGCCGCAATAGCAAGAGAACCCATATTAAGTTCACTATGTCTACCACTTGCCGCTTTGATTACTACATGAGCAATAAAGCCTAAAGCAATACCATAAGCAATATTAAATGTTAGTGGCATAATAATTGCCGCCAATACTGCTGGTGCATATTCACTTACATCATCCCAATTAATATCTTTAAGGTTACGTAAGAAATACGTAGCGATAAAGACTAATGCAGGCGCAGTTGCATATGCTGGAATAGATTGTGCCAATGGTGCTAACACCAAACACAATGCAAACATGATTGCTACGACAACCGCAGTTAATCCTGTTTTTCCACCTTCTTTAATACCAGCACCACTTTCAATATATGAAGTTGTGTTACTAGTACCTGCTAAAGCACCAATAGTTGTTGCAGTTGAATCTGCTAGAAGGGCTCTGTCGATACCTTCTACTTCTCCCTTATCGTTAACTTTACCTGTTAAGTTAGCAACACTTGTAAGTGTGCCTGCCGTATCAAAGAAGTCAACAAATAAGAATGCAAATGCTACACCGATAAAACCGGCAGTTGCAATCAAACTAAAGTCTAATGTAAATGCATGTGCTGGACTTGGAACTGCACCAACTACACCATTAAGGTCAGCGATACCTGTGATCCAAGCAATCACACTTACGGCTAAGATACCAATAATAATTGAACCTGGTACTCCTCGCTTATCTAAGATTGCCATTAATGCAAAACCTAGACCTGCTAGTAATACTGGCCAACTAGAAATGTCTCCTAGTCCAACTAGTGTTGCTGGGTTATCAACAACGACACCTGCATTCTTAAGACCGATAATAGCTAAGAACAGACCAATACCTGCTCCGATACCTAGCTTCATGCCTTTCGGTATACTATTAATAATATACCTTCGTGCTGGTGTCATACTTAAACCAAGAAACACTACACCTGCGATAAACACAGCCGCTAATGCTTGTTGATATGTATAACCCATACCAAAAATAACACCGAATGCAAAGAAGGCATTCAATCCCATTCCTGGAGCAAGTGCTACAGGCCAATTAGCCCATAGTCCCATGATTAAGGTACCTACTACCGCCGCAATAATTGTAGCGGTGAATACTGCACCAAAATCCATTCCAGTACCTTCAGTTGACAAAATCGCAGGGTTTACCACTGTGATATATGCCATAGTAAGGAATGTCGCAAGACCGGCCATAACTTCCGTTCTGACGGTCGTATTCTTTTTAGATAATCCAAAAAGTTTTTCTAACATAGTTAGTTCCTCCTTTTATCGTTAACCAAATAAGTCTGATACTGTATCGGGTGTTTCGTATTCTTTACGTTTACCTTTTACGGCTTCCACAAATTCATCTGTCTTAACGTTTGCTTCCTCGAACTCCATAAAGTCTGGAGTTGTCGAAATGTTTTGAACACGTGAACCTTCACACTTACGTAAAAATGCTTTAAAGTCACTCAACATGTCCATTGGTTTATCTGATACAAAAAGTTCTTCAACAAACTTTGCAAAGTACAATACTGTATCAGGTACAACATCACTTAACACATTAGTTTTACCTAAATTCATGTTGTGAATATCAATTTTGTCACGTAACATTTCATATTCGTGGTCGAATCTACGTAATGCATCTTGCATACCTCGAATATGATACTCCGTATTATGTGCCTGAATTAATATGTAGGATAGACTATCCCAACTTGATTTTGCTTCCTTCTTGTTCCTATTCAACATGCCTGGTTGCATATAGTTGATGTCACGCATATTTAGTCTTGAACCAATTGCGCCATCATACATCCAAGGTTGATCCGGATTAGAAATATCTTGTCTCCAGTTCAACTTTTTAGTTTTATAAGACCAAGCACCTCCGCTCAAGTCAGGATAATCGTATGCTAAACCTTTAGATGCAGTTATATAGGGAGAGGCCGCATCAAAAGATATTGTGATATTTGGATTAACATGCTCTCTTAGTTGTCTTTGAATGGCTGTTAAGAAACAACCCCACGGGAGAACGCTAATGCCTAGAACGTGTATCCAAACATCGTCACCTGCTAACATGCCATCATCACGCATTGTGAGTAATCGCCTTAGCAGAAGTTCTGCATCACCGGCATGGTCACCAGCCATAGCCCAACCTTCAAATGCTCTATCGCCATAGACTTTAGGATCATTGAATTGTTTGACTGCCTGATACCATTTCTCACTAGTATCCCAATTAGCACCATGTAGTGTATTGAGAAACTTAGTTTTACCCGGGATACGGTTATCAATAAAAAATTTGTGATTGAATATTGTTTTCTCTAAACATTCATCAGCAGATTTTAAACCTGTTTTATCACGATACTGTGGAAGATAACCCCACATAGGAATATCAAGTGTCATACTATAATCACAGTATTCTTCTAACCATGTCATAATACCACATCTTGTCTTTTGCCAATCTGCACCATTTTCAAACTGAGACCAGTCTAGTTTCCAAGCACCACTACCAATCTGATAGCCTCCTGAATCACCTACTAGTACTGTGTTTTCTCTGTTACGATTGACAACCATTCCATCATCGATTTTAGAACCTTCTAAATCAAGATTGGCATGACCTGCCGAATAAAGACCATGGGAATAATGCACATAGCCTTTATCTTTGTCCAGTATATTTAATCCGTCTAAGCCGTGTTCGAAACCTTTTGGAATACGTTCTGGTGGGAACATATCTGTTTTGTCCGCATAATGCTGAGAGATTTTACGAACATAAAAATTCGAAATAGCCGGCAAGAAGATTGCATAACCGGAACTTAGATTATTTCTACCTAAGTCAATCACTTTCTAGTTACCTGATTTAGCTGGTAAGATGTATTCGTAGAGTCCAATGCCACTGTCTACTTGTATCATCATTGCACCTTGGTCTGAAATCTTAACACTCATCGTGCTAGTATCACCAAGTTTCAAGATTGTTAATACAGTTGATAGAGGGAAACTCCAACCAGTGTTTAGTTCACCGTTTACATTCTGTGCGAATGGAAGTTCTACTCTGTCAGTTGAACGGTCACCGATAAAGAATTTCAGTACACCGTCTACTGTCTTAACAGTAAATAGTGGATCATAGGCTCCTAGAATACCTGAAAAGTATTGTAAGTCCTTGATTGCTTTTTGTGTTGGCATAACTTCAACGTCCCATTTAGCACCTTTGAAGTTTGCAGTTTTGATTTGTGCATCTACTAGTTCACTTACGATTACACGATAAGTTGATTGCATTGCACCTGGAATTGAAAACGATAGTTGAGTAGGAACCATTTCACCATTACGTTCTTCATGTCCTACTTCGACTCCAGCTTTCACTGTTTTACCTTGATTATCTTCTCCCTCGTAATTAAGATAACCACTTAGTACGCCTAGTCTACCAAGACCAAACTTACCTTTAAACTCTGCTACTGGTGTGTGTAGTTTACCCCTTAACACCACCGTTCTATCATCATCCATAGCATCAATCGTTGTACCAGTATCATCTGTAGTGACCTTAGCCGCTTGAATAATACCTAACGAATGCGTATGTTTAACGATATCTTTTAATATATCTTGCATGTTATTAGTTCTCCTTATGGTTTAATATTACTATATTAACACTAATCGATACCAATGTCAATACTCTTTTTAGTTTTTCCTGCTACTGGATTATCTACCCAATGTATTTGATTAGGTGGCATAAAACCCCATATAAACCAAGCATTCCCAAAAGTAGGTGCTCCTTTTCCAGTAAAATCTATCCTATAGTTATACACAAGTGCAGACATTCCCTTGTCCATAAACATCTTTCCTCGCTTCGCACCCTGAAAACTTGTGACAGGAAGTAACAAAGCAAATGGTTTTCCTAGTTCATAACAATGTTCTAAGAATTGGTCTTTCTTACTATATGGTGGATTCGTTATAACACCATCAAAGATATCAGACCGTCCACAATCAAAAAAATCCCTAGTATCAGACCCAACCATATTATAGCCGTGTTTGGTAAATCCTGAAAGAATGCTTGAACTTTTTCCGCTAGTTGCCTCATAGTATGTTTTCTCCTTATCTAAGTATTTGAGTAGAGGTATGATTTGGTCTTCTGGTGTATAACACTCATCAGATGCCTCATTAGTTGCTCTACGATTTATTAGTTCAGTGTATGACATTACTTTGACATCCTGTTAACATTAACAATCTTTTTTGCTCTTTCTAATACAGGTGCAATAAAGTCTCTTACCATTTCTTCATTGGTAAAGTCATTAAAGTGTGTTTCATCACAAAGTATTTTTTCTTCACCATACTTTTCTGCGTAATAATCGTGTGCATTCTTACCATTAAAATCTACATACAGTGAATCACCCAACATTGATTTAAAGCCTGGGTGAACAAAAAAGTCCCAAGACTTATGCCATGTTACAACTTTTATATTCAATAGTTTACATAGTTTGATTGCTTGATATACATCTAACATACCCCAAAATTCCATTGACATATTGCTTACAGCCATTTGTTCTTGTGTTTCTTTCCAATATATAAAAGCCTTCTTAGTTTTTGCAAACCATTCTTCTTCCATATCCTGCGTTAATGCTCTCATAAATTCATACATAGATGCTGAATCTCTATACACATCATCTTCGATAACAGACATATCACTTACTTCTTCTATTCTTTTATAAGGTTGACTAAGACATTTAAAGTTTAACTGTGACCTATTGTTTACTAACTCCATTAATAAAATATCAATGTCATGTTTTTCTTTTAAGTACACAATCTTATTTAGGTAAAGTTCTGTACCTTTGCTTGAACAAGCAGAATTAAAAAATTTTAGATTAGTTGTATATTGATTTAGCCATTCTTCGAAAGGCAATGCTAGATTGTTTTCTTTAGTTTCATAATTATGATGTCTGCCTACACTATAACTAGACCCGACTATTCCTACTTTACACATTTAAAACTCAAATAGATTTGTAAATTGTTCAGATGCATCAGCATCACTTAAGTCCCACTTAAGAACACCAATAAGATTATCTAGTTTCTTATCAATGATTGTTGCTTCCATTAACGCATCATCAAAAGGAAGTTCTTGAAACCATTCAGGGATACGTTTTTCATCAATTGGATATGCAACACTTGTCATTTTTAACGCATTAGGTTTTAGTTTACATACAATAGTTTTCATACCATCAACAATCTCAATAGAGTATTTGTCTGCATGAAGTTCACGTAATGTATTCCAATTCAAAGCCGCACTAACATGACCTGGTAAATGAATTTTATCTTTCTTATTATCTTCACCTTCTAGTTTGAAATCTTTACCTTGTTGATTTGCAATCTTTTTTACTTTATTTCTATACATAGTAAGATTGTTAACACGTTTAGGAGTACCCTTTTCCCAACCAGGCTTTGCTCTGAATTCTTTTTTAAATTCTTTAACCATTTCGATTACGTCTTGTTCTGTTCCGTCTGTTAGAATTTTAACAAGAACATCACTCAAAAAGTTCTGCATATAATCAGGAGTATCACTACGTTTCAAGTCGAGACCCATAGCTTTTACTTTACCAGGTTTACCATCTACATCTTTTCTTACACCCTCATCATCAAAGATAAGCATTGCATAACGTTTCTTCTTAATAAAGATACCCATACTTGCACAGTTCTCTCGACCTGCCGCAATAATTTCACCTTGCTTACGTGGAGCATTGAAAAACTCTTTCATAAAGTCAGGGAAACTTGCATTGACTTGATTTGCAATCTCATCATACAGTTCAATAACTTTTTCTCTAGTCCATTCAATCTTACCTTCATCAATGTCTTCTTTGTAAACAGGATACATAGAATAATAGATACTATCTGTATCACCATAGATAATAGAATCACCTTTGTAGTCATAAGTACCAGCGATTACTTCATTAGTTTTAGCACCCATATGTCTTGTGATACAACGACCAGATAGAGTTGTACTCTGACCAATACGTTTATCATAGAAACGACACCCTGGATTTAGAATCGCACCATACAATGAATTCAAGTTAATCTTTTTAACAAGTTGTCGTTTATCCCAGAATGCAATCTTTTCTTTATCACCTTCTTCAATAGCTTTCTTCTTGTTCGCTTGTAGTATCTTACGTTCAGCATACCAACGTTCTAATAAACTAGGAATGATACCTTGTACGTCTTGTTTAAGAACAGTACCATTGGCAGTAATAGCCCAATGCAAGTCGCTATGAAATACTAAGTTATGTATTTCTGCACCAGTCATATCTGCTACTTCGCCTGTCTCTAATTTAAGATTAATCTTTTCTGTCTTATCTTTTTCATTAACTAGTCTGAATTCTTCTGCACTAAACGTATCTTCCCAAGCCTGAGCCGCACCGAAACCTTTACTACCATTTCGTCTACCATGTGCAATTCTATCACCAATCATCTTTTCTGTTAGTGTTGGTTCAAGTTGTGCAACAATAGTTTCTGGAGACATATTCAATGCACGAATGATTGAAGGATAAAGTGAATTGATATCAATACCTGATACCCATCGCTGAATACCTGTCTTTGGATTTGCCACAAAAGCACCTGCGGCTTTTTGTTTCTCTGCTTCTTCTAGTTCTGCATCAGTTGGTTCGATATCATCTTCTCCCCAATCTTTCGCTTTTCTATCAGGCACGACCATATCTCTACGATGTGCCTCATTAATGATTGCTTGTTCTGTAACTGCAACTGCACCCATAGTTGTTTTGATATTAACTGTGTTGTCGTGTGCAATCTCATTTGCTAAGTCAATGAATTGTAATTTTTTATCTAAGTTGCCTAGTAGTGCAACGTCTTGTCTGTTATATTCAATGTACTTGTAAAAATCTCTGTTGTATAATTGGTCAAGGGTTCCATCATATGGAACTTTGTTTTCACCAAGTTCATACTCACCAATAGCATCAAGTGAATATGAATGCATTTCATGATATGTATACTTACGATAAAGTTCAAGATAGTCTAAGTGAATACGACCTGACAAGTCATATGTGATTTGTTCTCTACCATACTTAACTACCCGTCTTTCGTGTGGAAGTAAATCCCACAAACAAAGTTTACGTGTATGTGATTTACTCATCATACGAGTAATACGTCTAACTGTATATGGGATATCAAAACCTTCTGAGTTCCAACCAGATACAACATCTGCATCATCAATTAATGCAATGAAGTCATTTAACATATCTACTTCGTCAAGATATAAAAATGTATCATCGAATTGTTTACAGATTCGTTCTGCTTCCTCTAGACCTTCTCCTTCTTGCATATGCTTAGGAGGGATAGCAAACGTAACTAGTTTATCTAACCACTGTAGATAAACAGTAATTGCAGTGATAGGCATAAAGGGATCCTCTGGAGGAGCAAATCCCTTATCTGCATCAAAGTCTACCTCGATATCAAAGAACGCAACATGTAGCTTTGGAGAATCTACACCGTTGTAGTTCTCACTTAAACATCTTACTTCTGGTTTGATATCGCTTTCGTATAGTGATTTACCTGAGTTTATTCTTCGCTCTTTGTGTAAATCTTTTAATCGTTTGCATTTAATCTCACGTACTTTGTCACCATGAATACTAGTGTGTTGTCCTCTAGGATCTTTGACATAAAATGTACGCCATGCAGGGAAATCATTATAGACACGTTTTCCATTGACACGTTCTATGACTTGAACAATGTCTTTATCTCGGTTGTAATAGGCGTCTACATAACTCATTTATAGGGTACGTCCTACAGTCTCTAACACTTCCTCAACATCAGCAAAGTCTTGTTTTGCTTCTGTTAGTTTTGCCTTATGTGCAAGACCAATCGCTTTATTTAGAACACTTGGTTTGAT